GAAATCCCATCCCGCGACTTTGAGAATTGAATAGAGATTGAATTTACGAGATGCGAGTTGGACTTACGAAGTGATGTAGGTCTGGCTCGCATTTTTGTTTTGATTTTAGACGGCGATGGCCGTTTGAGATGGTTCGGAGATGAACCTTAAAAGCGCAAGCCGCCAGAGAAGGCGGAGAAAAACAAATTTCGCACGATATGAGGGAGGTAACTGAGATGGCTTTTGACTGGACTTCGATTGAGGGATACCGGGAGGACATGAGCGCCGATGAGAAGCTGGAGCTGCTGAACAACTACGAGCCGCCCGTACCGGCACAGGCCGAGCCTGAACCCGCACCTGCGGAGCCGAATAACGCTGATCCTGCGCCCGCGCCTGCGGCAAATAGTGCCGCAAAGCCGACCAATCCGCTGATGACGGAGGTGGCATGGAAGCGCGAGAGGGACAAGCTGACCAGCGAAAACGGCAACCTGCGCAAGGAGCTTCGCAAGTACATGACGGAGCAGCAGGCGAAAGAGGCCGAACGCCAGGCGGAGCTGGACGCGAGGGAAGCGGAACTGGAGATGCTGCGGCGCGACAAGACGCTTGCCGACCTGACGGCCAACTTCCTGGGGCGCAGCTATGACGAGACGATGGCGCGACAGGCCGCCGAAGCACTGGCGGACGGCGACACCAACGCCCTTTTCGACATCATGGCCCGACGGGACATGGCCTATGAAAAGGCCCTTCGAGCGAAGATTCTGGCCGAAACCCCGAAGCCTCCGGCCAGCGACCCCAACAGCGAGGAAGCCAAGCGCAAGGACAAGGAGAACCTGCGCAGACTGTTCGGGCTTCCTTCCAACAGCAAATAACAGAGGGAGGTAAAAGTTATGTCTGATTATGCGAACACCATTGCCCTTGCCCAGCGGTATCTGCCGCTGCTCGACGAGGTATACAAGTACAGTTCTCGCTCTGCCATCCTGGACAATCCGAACGTGCAGTTCGTCGGCGGCAACGCCGTGAAGGTCTACAAGACCAGCATGGACGGCCTGGCCGATTACAGCCGCAACGGTGGCTACGTCAACGGCGCTGTGAACGGCGTTTGGGAGACCATGACGCTTTCTCAAGATCGCGGTCGTTCCTTCCAGGTTGACGCGATGGACAACGAGGAGACCCTGGACCTGGCCTTTGGCACCTTGGCGGGCGAGTTTGTGCGCACCAAGGTTGTGCCTGAGATCGACGCCTACACCTTCGCGGCGCTGGCCGGGGCCACCGGCATCCAGAGCGCGAACGCGGACATCACCGTGGGCACCACCGACGTGCCCGGCCTGATCGACGCCGCCACCAAGGCGATGAACGAGGAAGAGGTTCCCGAGGAGGGCCGCATCCTGTTCGTTTCCGAGACGGCTTACGAGGGCCTGAAGGTGAAGATCGCCCGTTTCACCGAGAACGGCGAGCGCAACATCTACAACGGCGTGGAGGCCTACAACGGCATGCGCGTGATCCGCGTGCCCCAGACCCGCTTCTACACCGCCATCACCCAGTACGACGGCACGACTGCCGGTCAGACCGCGGGCGGCTACATCGGCACCCCGAGCACCGGCTACAACATCAACTTCCTGATGGTGCATCCCAGCGCCGTGCTGAAGGTGATGAAGCATGTGCTGCCGCGCATCTTCACCCCGGCTCAGAATTTGCTCGCTGATGCGTACAAATTCGACTATAGGGCATACTGGGACGCCTTCGTGTACGAGAACAAGGCGAAGGGCGTGTACCTGCACCGCGCGGCGACGGCCATCGGCGCCTGATGAGGTGAGCGCATGGCTGTGATGCAGACGCCTCACGGCCGCGTGATTGGGCTGATTCTCCCAAAAGAGGATCAGCCCATGAAAGAGGCTGTTGAGAAGGAGCCGGAGGTTGAGGCCGTGGTCGAAGCCAAACCGGCGTCGGTGAAGAAGGCGGGGAGACCCGCGAAGAAGTGACGATTGGAGGTGGGCCGTATGACACCCGAAGCGAAGCTGGCGATGGTCAAGGCGATTCTGCGCATTGACGATACGGACACTTCCGAGGACGCGCTGATTACGACCTACCTGAACATGGCCCAGCAGGAGATGCTTGCCTGGCGGTATTCCCACGCGAACCCGGACAACGTGCCCGAGACCGTGCCTCCTGAGTATGAGATCACGCAGGTACAGGCGGTCATCAACGGCTACACGCAGGCTGGCGTTGAGGGCCAGGTGCTTTCCATCGAGAATGGCATCCACAGGCACTTCAACTACAGCGACATGGTGGAGTACATACGGGCGCATGTGATTCCCATCGCAGGGGTAATGCGGAGCAAGAGCCAGTGCCCATGCCCACGCAACTGCGGGGAAACCGCGGACGCTGGGAATGGCGGCGACGATACCGTCTATACGGGAAACGGTGGTGAACCATGAGGGGCGCGAACCGCAACAAGCAGGTGTTCTGGTATGCGCTGTTTGACCAGACGTCCGAGGGCACGGACGAATACGGCAACATCATACAGCAATATGCCACCTACGGCGACCCCGTGAAAACCAGCGGAAACATCTCCCCGGCCAAGGGCGAGGTTGTTTCAAGGCAGTTTGGCGACGACGACCTGTATGACCGGGTGATCGGGCCGCTGCCGATTGACACGCCCATCGACGAGTACGCGGTGCTGTGGATCGACGTCGTGCCGGTGCTGGACGGGGAAGGGCATTTGGCCCTGAACGATGACGGGCAGCCGGTGACGCCGCACAACTATATCGTGCGGAAGAAGGCCCATAGCTTGCCGGTGTTCGGCGGCGTGATGCTGGCGGTTGACAAGGTGACGGTGACGTGACATGAACGGCAGCATCGACGACATCATCAAGGGGCTGGAAAGCTACAAGCAGAGCCTGAAGGTCAAGGCGGACGCGCTGGTGAAGGCGCTGGCGGAAGCTGGGTGCGAGGCTGTGACCGTGACCTACGCCGGAACCCGGTACACGGGACCGCGGGATGAAAAGGTGACAGTTGAAGAGCGCGGACCCTGCAAATATGCCATCGTAGCCTCCGGTCAGACAGTGCTTTTTGTGGAGTTCGGCGCGGGCGTATACCTTGGCGGCGGGCATCCACAGGCGGGAGAGTTGGGCTATGGGCCGACGACATATCCCGGACAGATACATGCCGCCGATCCGAACGGATGGTATTTGCCGAAGAGCGTCGCGGGGAAAAGTGGCGTTCATACCTACGGCAACGCGCCAAGCGCGGCGATGTATCACACGGCGAAGAGTCTGCGGGCGATGCTTGAGCAGGCGGCGAGGGGGGTGTTCGGCGGATGATCGATCTTGAATCTCCGTTGCTTACGGAGATTGCCGGGGTGCTGAGAAGCACTTACAAGGGCATCACCGTATACGGCGAATACGTGCCCGCGCCCGCTGGGTTTCCATCGGTTTCCATCGTGGAGATGGACAACGCCACGTTCCTGCCAACGTGGAGCAACAGGCAGACGGAGCAGTTTGCCGAGGTTATGTACGAGGTGAACGTGTACAGCAACCTCTCCATCGGCAAGAAGAACCAGGCGAAGGCCATCATGGGCACCATCGACACGATGCTTCAGCAGTACGGGTTTGAGCGGATCACCGTGACGCCCGTACAGAACATGAACGACGCCACGATTTACCGCATGGTTGGAAGATACCGGGCGGTGGTCAGCGACGATTTGACGATCTATAGGAGGTAGATAGATATGTCTCAGGCGATCAATACCTTTCAGGCGACACTGATGCAGGGCACCGGCACCGGCACGCTGACCTGGACCCAGCTGATCGAGATAAAAGATTTCCCGGACCTCATTGGGACCGTTGAGGCGCTGGAAAAGACCACAACTTCCGACGCCCAGCGCACCTATATTGAGGGCATCATCGGCAACGACCAGAAGTCCTTCACCTGCAACTACAATCCCACCGACTATGCCAAGATTCAGGCGCTGGAGGGCCAGGAGCTGAATCTGGCGGTGTGGTTTGGCTACACCAAGAGCGGCACCACCTACACCCCCGACGGCAGCATGGGCAAGTTCGAGGGCAAGGGCTATGTCCGCGCCGGTATCCCCGGCAAGGGCATCAACGAGGTCGTGGACATGACGGTGACGCTGACCATGACCGAGGGCTTTGTGCTGGTGAGCGAGTAAGCCGGGAGAACGGCTTCAGGGTAAAACTCTACAGTCTACAGTCGTTTGGGGCGAGGGACGGATTGCCCTTGCCCCCTGTCTGTAGAAGCGACGACACATCGACGGAGTGATAAATACTATGGCGAGAAAAAAGAAGGGAGAACAGAATACCATGAGTGACATCCAGAAGGCCAACATGATTGAG